CAAGCGTATTGAAGAACAGATCGATTCGCTCAAACGCAAACAGGGACTGTGGGTCAAAAAACATGAAGAAAGTATCAAAGAACTCGAGACGGCCTTACAGGCGTTACAGAATATACAAATTGAAGTGGAAATACAAGCGCACAAAGATCACAAGGCATGGGATCAGCGACGCAAGGATATCAACGATCTATCAGGTCAGATCAGCCGCACGAAACTGGACATTGACCGTGAGAACAAAGCGATTTCCAAACTATCCAAGGAAATCGAGACGCTCGAAAACCATGAGTGTCATACATGCGGTCAATCATTCCACGACAGTAAGCACCAACAGGTCCTGGAAGGTAAACAGACGGATCTGGTGGGAGCGCGAGAAGCGTGCCAGACTCATACTGCCACACTGGCAGAGCTGGAGACTGCCTTTGAAACCTTGGGCACGCTAGGCAAGCCGCCCGAGATGTTCTACGACAACGAAGCTGATGCTATCCAGCATCAGGCCACTGTGACTACCTTGCAACAGCAGATTGCTGGCAAGACTGTCGAAACTGATCCGTATACCGAACAGATCGAAGAAATGAATTCTAAAGCCCTACAGGAGGTCACATATGATACACTTAATGAACTTACTCGTTTACAAGAACACCAAGACTTCTTGCTCAAACTGCTCACCAGCAAGGACTCATTCATCCGCAAGAAAATTATTGAACAGAATCTTAGCTATCTCAACGCTAGACTGACACACTACCTGGACCGTGTAGGACTTCCGCATACAGTGGTGTTTCAGAACGACCTTACAGTTTCAATTGAAGAGCTGGGTCGCGAATTAGACTTTGACAACTTGAGTCGCGGTGAACGCAATAGACTTATCTTGAGCATGAGCTGGGCCTTCCGTGATGTGTTTGAGAGCCTGTATCAACCCATCAACTTGCTGTTCATTGACGAAATGATTGACAACGGTCTTGATACCGCTGGTGTAGAATCAGCCTTGGCCCTGTTGAAACAGATGAGTCGTGATCGACACAAATCAATCTGGTTGGTCAGCCACAGAGATGAACTGACTGGACGTGTGGAAAACATACTCAAGGTCATCAAGGAAAACGGCTTTACTAGTTACAATACGGATGTGGAAATAGCATGAAGATTGCAGTAACCGGGCATACTGCTGGAATTGGTTTGGCTATTGTAGATTTTTTCAAAGATAATCATGAAGTCATTGGCTTTAGTAGGGCCAATGGTTACAACTTGGAGGATGTTGATAGTATAGTATCGGTTGCCAAACATGTTGATGTGTTTGTAAATAATGCTTACTACCAATACCAGCAGTGCGAAATTTTAAAACAATTGGCTCGTTGTTGGCAAGGCACAAACAAACACATCATCAATATAGGTAGCACCTGTGTAAACTATTCTCGAATTGAGGCAGAACTGGACAATGATCCTTGGGAATATCGTGATCACAAAACAGCTCTTGAAAAAATGTTTAGGGTATTGGTCAAACAGTCAGATGCCTGTGCAATCAGCTTGATTAATCCCGGACCGGTTGATACCGATATGATTCGTCATTTGACTGTACCAAAATTATCTCCGGTGGATGTTGCCCAAGCTATCAATCTCATGATAGAGAATAAAAAAATAAAGGAACTTACACTGTGGGCATAAATTGGCAATTTTATCATTGGCACCTAGAACCCAGTGCTGTATGCACAGTTCGGTGTCCACGTTGTCCCAGAGTAGAACATCCAGACACTCCGTGGCTCAACAAAAACATGACCTTAGATTTTGTAAAAAAGTTTTTTACAGAAGAAATGTTGCTGAATCAAGTCAAACGTGTGACCATGTGCGGTGATGTGGGTGATCCTATCTACTGCAAGGAATACATTGAAATTTGTCGCTATATCAAATCAGTTAATCCTGATATTCATATCTTTACAATTACCAACGGTAGCTACAAAAAACCCGAATGGTGGCGCGAGTTAGCGTTGGTGCTAAATGACCGCGACACTATTAACTTTAGTGTTGACGGTTACGACAATACCAGCAACAACCTGTATCGTGTCAACAGCAATTTTGAAAGCATTATGCAGGGCATAAAAACTGTGCGTGAAACCAACAAAGATGTGTTTCTTGTTTGGGCAACTATTATTTTTTCGTTCAATCAAGACTATCTGGACAACATTGTTTCGCAGGCTGGCCAGTTGAAGATGGATGCTATACAATGGACTCGAAGCACGAAGTTTGGCAGTGTGTATGGCGGCTATGGTGGTAAAAATGATCCGCTGGAACCACGTGCTGAATTTATTAGCAAGACACACAGATACGAGCGAGAGGTTGTGAATATCAGTGGGCGTCAACAAAACAATCATGACTATTTAGAGCACAATCAGAAAAAATATTTTGAAATCAAAGAGCAGTATAAGGATGCACCCGTAACTCCGTTGTGTGAGATTGGTAATCGCGGCGTGTATGTCAATGCCGAAGGTGTGGTATTTCCTTGTAGTTGGGTAAGTTTTCCATATCATAGCCTTACCCACGGCGATAAAACTATTGAATGGAAGGACGGTTTTTTTGCCAAATATCGCGAGCGCATGAGCCTCCACAATCGATCCTTTGAAGAAATCATTACTGATCCTTTGTGGAACAAGTGCAGTCAGGGATTTACTGATTCAAATAAAACTTGGGTTGAGTGTGGGCAAAAATGTTCTACACCTGTGGTTACTGAAAACTATGCAGTTGGTTGGGAAACGAACTAAGTATGAATCCATGGTATGGTTGTACGAAAACTCTCAAATCTCAGAACTACCCGAAGACTGTGTCGGATTTGTCTATTTGATCACAAATAAACTATCTGGCCGGAAATATATTGGAAAAAAATTAGCAAAGTTTAGCAAGACAACCTATAAAGTAGTAAGACTCAAGAACGGCAACAAGAAGAAGAAACGAATCAGAACCAAAATAGACTCAGACTGGCAACTATACTATGGCAGCAACGATCAACTCAACAAAGACATTGCAGAGCTAGGCTCAGACAACTTCACAAGAGAAATATTATTTTATTGCCGATCCAAGGCCGAATGCAGTTACATAGAAGCTAGAGAGCAATTTAATCATAGAGTATTAGAGTCAGACAACTACTACAACGGCCAGATAGTGTGCCGCATACATGGTAGTCACATCAAAAATAAAATACAAACTTAGACAGGCAACAACACACTCTGTTTGGTCGAGGTAGCTCGACTCGCAAGGAGGAACGGTGAGATACCCGGTCCGGAATAGCTTGCGTGTGAAAGGCAACTGCTAACTAAAGGCAGCAAATGGTTTGGGCTCCGTTGAAAAAGATACGACCCATGCTCGTAGGACTTGGTTTTGTTATTGGGTCACTAGGGTTCCGTTGATATGTGAAGCTAGAGTAGGGGGTACCGGTCAACCGCCTCCATCGTGAAAACGAATCTCTTTATAACAAATGACAGTGCTACTCGGATAATGTAGAAGTCAGTTCACCGTGCATACGGTGAATTGTGACCGATTAATCTGGATAATGCGAAAGACAAACAAGTTCTTGAGCACAGCGAAAAGAACAGATCTCTCTAAGAGATCTCAAGTAATAGATAATCGTTTAAGTCTTTGATACTCTTTCTGAGCTAGACTATTCTTAAGGTTATGTTCGACTGACTTTGGTTTGCCTTTGTGTCTAGCACTTATCTTTGCTCTCGATTCAAGGGAAAGTAATTCAGCAACTTTCTTTCCTTTATTCCAAGGAGTATGCCCTTTCATCTTTTTCGTTGACTGTTTGGGTTTACCTTTTGTGCTGGCACTTTGTTTAGCAATGGATTCAGCAGATCGCGGACCTGTTTGCTTACCTTTGTTCCACGGGACTCTACCCGTTAGTGATTTACTAACTTTAAGTTTGGTAGCAGATGACAGATTTAACGAGCCATCACCACCGTCTGTTTTATTGTTTAAGATACCTGTGCCGATATCTTTGCGTCCATACCATCTAATTAATCTACGCTCTATGGCTAAAGCACCTAGTTCTGTTAAGTTAGACTCAACAATAATAATCTTAGATTTATCTTTTGGTATTTTAAAATGATGCTTACCCCAGGCTCGACCTTCTTGCCCTTTACCTATATAATAAGGTGTATTATCGGACTTGCGTAGATACGCATAAACATAAAAGCCTGTAGGTGGATTTGTTTTTGTAAATATCATTGCTGATAGTTCCTTTTCAACTGTTAGAGTAGTTGGGCATTGGCGTGCCGCGAACTACACCTTTATTTATTCAAAAACATCCGGATAATCTCTCCACAAGGCGTGCTGGATGTCCCCAGACACAAACTGATTAAAGCTTCTATGCTTGTCCTCGAGTTCTCCTTCTAGTGGAGCAACGCGACGGAAAGCGTCATCAATTTGTGCCATGTCGCGGAATTCCATAATTATGAACCACTCTGGCATATCTGCCACAGATCTAAATCCCATCTTACATCTTGTTATTCTAAATGATAACATTTTACCTTCATCTACAAGATGCTGTAAAAAGCCTCTCATATTTTCAACAAATTCAAGGTCTGATATGTCACCTTCCTTGTTGGCCCAGATAGTGTAGAGATCCATTATTTTTCCTTTGGTTATAATATACATACATAATTATATGAAAATTAAGTTCAATCATAATTTTGGCCACCAGGAGCAGGGCGAGTGTTTTCACTTTGACTGTGAACTGGAGGATGTGACCGAACACGAGTACACAGCGGCTCTAGAGTTTGGATTCTTGTTGACTGTGCGTGACGGAGCTCCGCGCTGGTATCAGAGCCGTAGCACTAGAGTTCGCACTGCTAATACCAACTATGAATTGATGCCTACCGCACATGTGCTGGCAGATCCCTTGCCCCTGACTGAAATGGATCATATCTACACGGCCTACTGCTACTACAAACGATTCAAAAAGTATTTTGAAGTCAACGAATACCTGCCACAGGATCGTTTCATGGCCTACCATACAGATTCGGGTGACTTTGTGGCCTGGGCCAAACTGCGTCACTACTCACCCCAGGCCATAGAAACTGCCTTGTTTGTGTGGGACTACAGCTTGCCAGCTAGCAGATTAGGCACACGTAGTCTAGAACACGAAATTGCCTGGACCAAACAGGAAGGCTACGAGTTTGTATATCTGGGCCCCGGCTACGAACGCAGCAGCCTGTACAAGGCTGACATTGCAGGTTTTGAGTGGTGGACCGGTGATGTCTGGAGCACCGATGTGGACGAATACCGCCGCTTGTGTCGACGTGACAGTCGAATCAAGTCGGTCGCGGATCTTTACGATGTGCAAACACGGATCTAGCATAGTCGTCGGACCAATCACTATAAAATCCTTTGGAGCCCAGCAACTGGGCTCGTTCATTTAGCTCACTCAGACTCTGCACCAACAACAGTGCATACTGTCCTTGATTCATCGTGACACCATTGACCTGTTCAACATCTGCAGGATGATCTGCCAAGGCAATGAGATCCTGCCCAGTCAACCACAAGCGATTGTAGTAGTTGGTGTAGCCTTCTAGCTCTTGTGCTGTGATTGTGGCAGGATCGTATACAAATATCACAACCTTTTTGTCGCCCAGTTTGTTTTGTGACATGCCCACTAGATCGTAGCCGGGACTGGCGCCTAGGCGTAGGTCATATTCCTGATTGAGCCGGGCCTGTCGGGCATAAGGACACGGAGCCCAGCCGCCCAAGGCCGGATGCGGAACTTCCACAAAGTTCTCAACCCAGTGGTTGATATCGGCAGTAACAGTGGCTAAATCCAACATTAGAAAAATGGCAATCCAGTTTTTTTGGTAGTATCCAGATTGTCTTTGATCAAGCTACTGATTATGTTGCGCTCAGCCACACTCAGTTGCAGGGCTTGATCATAGCTGAGACCACCACGCATGTACCAGGACATTTTGATAGCCTCTTGTCTTATTTCCAAGACTTCCTTGTCCATACCTTCGATCATCTTGGAAATCTCGTCAGAGTCCAAGACTAAGAGGCGGGTGCGAAAAAACTCGACATGTCCAAGGTCAAGCTCTGTTTGTATTCATTTGCACACTCGTCACACACCACGTCCAGATCGGGCATTTCAGCCTGGCTCTTGATTTCAATGATGTGATCACGCAGTCGGGCAAACAAGGCACGATCGCAGTTGAGCATGAGTTCTTCGATAAAGGCCGTTTCGGTTACCATAGCCTGCGGAGTACGCACAGCAGCTATGCTTTGTGCCAAGGCCTTGACCGTGACCTGGGTAATGCGCTTGAGAGCCTCGCTGAGATTGCCGATCTTTTCACGTTCGGGCATGTCAGGATCGGGCAACATCTGGAACAGACGCTGTTCTTCAAACTGTAGCTGATTGTTTTCGTTGATGTCACGATACTGCAAGGGACGGAAGAAAAACTCCATGTCACCACTGGTCACACTGGCATCATAGTTGGGTGTTTTTACACGATCTAGCACGGTGCGTAGATCCAAGGTGCGATCGGCACTGGCGTTGCACTTGGGGCAGATGGATCCAAACTCCATGTCGTGTCCGTAGGTGGCCACACGTATGGCGATCAGTATGGTGTCCACGTCCATGGCTGGTACTGCCCAGGCATCGCGTATGGCAGGTATACAGCTTTGTATGACATTGACCACGGCCTGTCCGTTGAACAGGGCGTCAGGAGTACGATAGGTGATCTCGTCTATGGCTGTCATGGGCAGGACTGGCAGTTCGTGATTGGCCGGCATGTCTAAGGTTCCGGCTGGATAAAACCTGCCGTCGCTGGGCAGTTTGATGTAGATCACCGGTTGTCTAAAGTACTGGCTTAGTGGATTTGGGTTAGTTTGGCTCATTTTTTACCTCGGTAAATATAGTTATGGCAAATCAAATGACCCCGGAAGAAATCCAAGAAATCTTCGAAGAGTACGAAAATCAGGTCAAGGCCAATGGCCGGGCTTCCGAGGAAATGACCAAACGGTTCAAAGATGCCCAGCGTGGCGTCAAGGACTACACTGACAATCTCAAGGCCGCAGGACAGGCGTTCAAAAGCAGTTTCAAAGACATGGCCAGCAACCTTACCGACGGTGGCAAAGGCGTCGGCGAATACAGCGATGCACTCCGAAAAGGTGGAGACTACATAGAAAAATGGGCCAGTGATGCAGGTCCATGGGGTCGTGCCGGTGCTCTCATCGTCAAAGGCGCACTGCAATATGCAGCCGCGGTGGCCAAGCAGGCCGATACCCTGTTCAAAGGTTATCAAGACATAAGTCGTGCCGGTGCCACTGGAGCGGAAGGTGTCGAAGGCCTGTACAACAGCATGCAGAAGTTGGGCTATGGTGTGGAGCAACTGGGCGACATGGCCGCAGTGGTCAAAGAAAACTCTGACAGCTTGGCGGCACTGGGTGGCACGGTCAACGAAGGCACCAAACGTTTTGCTGACATGGCCAAAGGCATACGAGATAGCGACCTGGGTCTGCAACTGGAAAAAATGGGTGTCACTGTACAGGAAGAAAACAAGGGTATTGCCAACTATCTAAAGATACAGCAGATAACCGGGCAAGCACAGCTCAAGAGTCAAAAAGAACTGGAACAAGGTGCTGCCGAATATCTCATGCAACAGGAGCGCCTGACCAAGCTGACCGGCGCCACAGCCGACGAGCAGTTGGCCATACGAGAAAAAGCAGCAGCTGAAGAAAGATACGGAGCCAGTCAAGAGTTGCTGAGAGCCAAAAATATGGGTGCTATAGCTGATCGCAATGACGCTCTCAACGCCGTCATAACCAAGCAGTACGGCGAAGGCACCGCGCAAATGTTCCGCAACTTCAGCACCGGCATGATGAATAGCAAAGAAGCGCAACAGTTCCTACGCTCATTCCCAGATGCGGCCCGTATGATCAGAGAAGGTGCCAGCATGGAAGATATTCAGGCGGCCATGAAAGAAAATGGCGCTCGTACTTTGAAAAATGCTGATCTATTAGCAACTGCCGGCCAATCAATGGAAGTATACGGAAATCTAGCTGAAATTCGTAAAGCACAGGCTGCTAAAGATCTTAAAGATTCAGAAAAACAGGCCGACGGTGAAATGAAAGTCACCGACACCGCCACCGATGCCTTGGCCAAAACAGCTAGAGCACAGCGTGACATACGTGACAGCCTGCAGGATCTCAAACAGATAGGCATCATGCCTGTGACCAAGGCCCTGCAGTACTTTACTGACCTGTTGAACGGCATCACCGGTGCTGGCGCAGGCGCGGTTAAAGCCATTGGACCCAAGGGTGCTGGCGGAACCACAGGACCTCAAAGCCTGGACGATGCCAAAAGTGCGGCTGCCCTAAAGAAAATATCCGACAATACGGTTCCGGCCAATGCCTCTGATGTGGACAAGGTCCTGGCCACCATACGCACCAGAGAGTCAGGTGGCAACTATGCGGCCCAGGCCAAGGGATCGTCGGCATCTGGAGCATATCAGTTTATTGACAGCACCTGGAAAGAACAGGCCAAAAAGGCCGGCATAGGAACTGAATTCAAAAGCGCCAAAGATGCACCCAAAGAAGTACAAGATGCTGTGGCCAAGAACTATGTTCAGAACCTGCTCAAGCAGGCCGGTGGTGATGTCAGCAAGGTACCCAATGCCTGGTACACTGGCAATCTGCAAGGCCAAATGTCGCCACAGCAGTTGGCAGCCAACAACGGACTCACTGCCCAGCAGTATCAAGCCAACTGGATGGGCACCTACAACAAGATCGGTGGCTCGGCCATGGCCTCAACCGGCAATACCGCCGGTGCTGCCGC